AACCTACGAAGATTACGAACGACTTAAAGAGCCTGTTGAACAAGAGCCTCTGCCTACAGAAAAGTTTACGTCTAATGTAGAGGAGACTCTTACTAAAAGAGTAGAGCAACTTGTAAATATAAGAACAGAACAAGGGCCATACGCTGAAGGACTTGCTCCGGCAACTAAAATGTTGGGCCTTGCTGGAGCAACAGCAGGTTTAGGCTGGGATCTTTTGGGCGATGTTTTTACGCTGTCAAAAGACGGATACAGTTTGGCTATACCGGACGAAATAGAAGAGCCTATAAAACAAGAGCTAAGAGATGCAGTAACAGCTTTTACGGAAACTTCCATCGGAAAAGAAGCTCAAAAGGCTTTGGAAATTGGTGAAGAGGCTTGGTTTTCTTTTAAGGAAAACAATCCAGAGTTTGCTCTTGTAGTAGAGAGCGTTTTTAATGTTTCTGGTTGGTTTAGAAGAGGCCCAAACGCTAATCCAGTAAGAAAAGACAAAACAGAAGGGTCTTTGTTAGATCCTAAGTACTATGACCCTAAAAAAAGACAGGTTAATAGTCTTACTAGACTTGAGAGAGGTATATGGAAGGCTATATCTCCTCCAAAGTCAAAGGAGCAGATAAACACTCAAACAACAACCCCACAAGGAATTAGTAGAAAACAAGAACAGCTATTAACACCTAAAGAGTTAGAACAAATACAAACGGTAAAAAAATACGCTAGGGTTGATCCGTCTAGGACAGATAGAACAAACGCTAAAAGTATTTCTGAGGCTGTCACCAAATTAGACAAAGTTTTAAAAAGATTTTTGTCTAAACAAGACTTTGAGGTAAACCACTCTGATATACTTTCAGATGTAAAGCAGCGTTTTTCTTTATACATAAAAGAAAACCAAGGGTTAGGAAGCAAAAGAGTAACGAGAGAAGCGCAACAAGCCTTTAACCAACTGTCTACTATATTGTCTAAAAGAGGACAAAGCCCTCTAGAAATACTTGAGGCTAGAAGAGACCTAGATAAGTGGCTAAAAGAAAAATACGGGCAAGATTTTTTTAAAGCAAAAGACGGTAAAAAAGGAGCGTTAGTCAGAAACGATATTTATGACGAAATAAGAAGATCGTTAAACGACTCTTTAGATAGAGCAGGAGACGCTACTTCGTCTAATATATTAAGGGAGCAATCTCTTTTGTTGGACGCTCTAGGTTCCATAAATAGGAGGCTGCCTCAAGGATCGACTACGTTGGCAAGAATATCAGACAACTTAGCTGCACTAAACATTCAACTTCCTTCAACTCCCTTAGCTCAAATGGCTCTGGCGCAGTCGGCCATGAATACCAAGCTTCTTCCCTTTTTTGGAGGAATTTTTGCGACTGTCTCTGGGTATAACGTAGGAAAAAAGATGTTTTCTAAGGCTTATTACCAGAAAGAGCTTAACCTCTTGCTAGAAAGCCTTAATGAGGGAATTAAGACAGCAACTAACCCTGAAATGGTAAAACAGCTTAGGCTGGATAGAGCAGCCGCTATAGAAATTTATAAGGGTTACATGGAAGACGCTGAAGAAAGAATGAAAGAAGAGCGCATTGTTGAAAAAGAAGCTGGAGTAATCTAATGAAGAAAAATAAAGACCACACAGTAAATTACACATCTATGGAGTACCATTCGATGTGTCAGAAGTCAAAGGATCGTATCAAGAAGATGCAAGCGGAGGGAATACCTACGCCCTATGACTCTAAAGAGAAGCCAGAGGACGTAGGTAAGTCTGAGGGTTACTCAATCATCTTCATGTCATAACTCACAGTTGTTACCTGTACAGGCCAGTTGTTGTGATCCTTCGGTCATATCGCTGGCCTCTTCTATATCCCACGATATTTCCTTCGGGAAGTCCTTCACTAGCTTCTTGTACGTAGCCGCATCAATAGGTTCATAAGGAGCCTGTTGGTACGTGTGGTCTGAGTAAGGCAAGAACGAGATACCACTGATCTTGTCAAACTTGTTGTACAACCACTGTCCCACCTGAAGAAACTCATTGTCCCGGTAGTAGCAAGTCATGGAAGGCTTGTGCTCACACCAGTAGTCCTGATAGATTTCCCACAGTTCTAACTGCTCCATAGCACCCATCTCTGAGGCTGTCACAGCGCCGTCAGGAGCCTTCATAGGGAAGGAGAATACCTTGGTAGTGGGTGACGTTACATCGGTCTCTACGGGCACTCCAGCGGCTTCTAGGACAGCACACAGAGGATCACGAGAGTCAGCCCTCACGCGTCTAATGTACTGCTGCGCGTATCTCGGGTGAATCCCTGAAGCAGAATCCACAAGCTGACTGACAGTACCGGAGGGCTTAACAGCAGTAATAGCAGCAGAAGTATTAATCCCAAGTCTATCAGACCATACTTTATTCGTAGCGATAGCTTCCTCACGTAACGCCGTAAGCCACTTCTTAAGTTTCGCATTGTCCTCTCTCCCTGACAGCAGCGGGTGATCCATGATGCCTGTCAACGACACACCCAACAGTGCCTCTTCTTCTGTGTTAGTCTTCCATATCTTCCGAAGGTACCGGAAGTCAGTCAACGTAGCCTGTAGAGTTCCAAGGATAGTCGCAACACGTACTTTTCGTTTAAGGTCTGCGAGACTATCGGCTGGCCTGACAACAACCTCCGATAGATTACAGAACTGGTACGGTCTGAGGATGATTTCTGAACACGGATTAGTTCCAAAATCATAGGTAGCATCTCTTCGCTCATTTCTTGCAGCTTGCTTTTGACTAGCAACCCTGCTGAACATTCCTCGTTCTCCTGAGTAGGACTCATATAAACTTTTCCACTCATCTAAAAAGGCTGGGAAGTCAGGCTTCTCTGTGTAGCAAGCACTGTTGTTCGCTAGACCACGCTGTGGATTATCTACCCACCACTGTCCTGACTTGCATCGTCTGATTCGATCATCTGTAAGGTTAGACAAACTGATGAGGGCACTTCGTCTGACACCGCCAACGACGACGATCTGTGCAATCTTACAGCAGAGATCGTGACACTCGATGGAACTAAGTTTTCGTCCAGCAGCACCCCGAAAGACTTCAACGGTAAATCGGAACAGATCCTCAAGAGGTTCAGGCCCAGACGCTCTGCCTCCAAAGGTTTTGAGCGCGGCACCAGCAGGTCGTACTCCAGAGACGTCCCACTTTGGAAGCTGACCACTATAGAGCATGGCAATAAGTTCCCGGTAGGCTTTTGCCCAACCGATCTTTGAGTCCGAAACGTGTATACAACTGTCTGTGTCATGGAACTCCTCTGCAATCTCTGGTAGCTTTGAGATGTATTGACGCTCGACACTGAACCCTACGCCTGTGCCGCACATGAGCACGTACATCATTTCGTCAAACGCTTTGGGGTGATCTATAGGTAAGTAACTACAGTTGAATCCAGCTACGTTGTCACGGTCGAGGGCTTCACCTGCTGTCATCAATGCTCGCATCGAAGGCATGACGTCTAGATTGTGTATGGCATCGTACACTTCTTTGCGGTCATTACCCGTTAGGTCTTCTCCCCAGTAGCTGACGTAGCGGTTAACTGTTTCTTCCCAAGTCTCACGCCGTTGTTTGGAAGGTATGTATCTAGCGTACCGTGACTTGTGTATGTATTGTTGATATGCGTCCATTAGTTCTCCTAGTCGTCGCTTAGTACTACTGCTGCTGCTTTTGTTAGAAGGAAGTGTACTCCTTCTGGATAAGGTCGGCTAGATGCTATCTCAAACATCTCACCCCTGTCGTACATAATAACCGCACAGTCAATGTCTTTGCCTTCTTCCTCGTACTGCATCGCTTTTACTGCGAAGAGAGACAAGAACTCCGATGCGCTTATCGGTTCCTCTTTATCTTTACCAAACTTGCCCTCCACTACCTTCATAAGTTAGCCTCTATCAGACGCTCAAGATACCACTTCGCTTTCCGAAGATCCTCTACACCGTTCTTGTATTCGTAACGCCACAGATACTTCATTATGTTTCCCTTCAGGTAACCCTTAAACTCTGGCTTATCCATAGACTCTTGTATCGCCTCAATACACTCCACGTTACCTGCGTTGTAGTGGTGTGGTCTAGAGACTATATCCCACTCTTCTGGTGTTGCGTCATCTATAGAGCGTGGGAAAGGCGTGTTGCGGTCAGATTTAGTACTCATGCTCTTCCTCCATTAAGTCTTCTTCAAATTGATCTAGTCGGTTGATTAACTTATCTTCAAACCTATCCAGTAATTCTTCTGCTGTGATCTGGAGTCCTTCCAGAAGGTCATCAGGGTCATACACCTTTAGAATCCTCTCTTTAATTTCCTCTAGCGTTAGCATACTCAATCAACTCCTCCAAAGTATCTATAGTATACCACTTTATGTCGTGTTTGTCACACCATTCTGCCATTGTTAGTTTGGCACCTTTGCGTACTTTCTGGTTAGGTTTCATAAGAACGAACACTAACTCATGGAAACACGGTAGGCAGTCCTTAATCGCCTTATACTTTTGTGTGTCTCCTTCTCTAAAGAAGCCCTTACACTCGACAAGTATGTCGTTAGGATGGATGAAGTCCGGCGTGTAAACTCTAGGTACTTGGTAGCTAAACTTTTCTGACTCATAGGTAAAACCCTCTCTCTGTAGTTGTGTGTTGACGTTCTGTTCAAACTCAGACCTAAAGTTCCCTAAGCGGGATTTCCGGGACTTTCGGCTCATTGAATACCTCTACTAAATATCTTGGCCCTGAAGAGTACGCGAAGGCTCTTACGGAAGGCCAGCATACCGTTTTGTAAGTACAGTAAGAGCAGCCTACGGCGAGTTTCTGGTTTCCACTCTTTCCATCGTCGATAGGCTCGTAGCACACGCTTGGTGGGTGAGGCTGCTCCACTAGCTTTTTTATGTGGTCAATGCGTTCTCCTATGTCGTAGCTGATTAAGTCGTGAACAGGTGCCTGTGTGTCCTCTGAGTCGTACAGCAGGTACGTTAGGTGTCCGTTCTGTTTGTCCATCGCTAGCCACCCGAACTTTGTTTCGCCTTCGGCGTGAGCGTAGCCCTTGATCTGTCCCACGTAACCGAAAGGGTCATCGTAAGCCAGTGTTCCGTCCTTAAACTTCTTGAAGCCAAACGTAGATGTGCTCTTGATGTCAGTAACTACACCGTCAATCTTGCAGTCCATAGAACCTTTGATGCCGCTGACTTCACATTTCTTCTGCTCATCAGCAACCTCGTGTCCAGAGAGTCTAGTGAGGAACAGAAGCATCTCTTCGATCAAGTGTCCGTACATAAACTTGACGTAGGTGTTAGGTGTCATCTCCTCTTGTACGTCCGGGTTGTTCACTACGTTCCAGAGGAACCTGTCGTTACGTCCGATGTTAGACATACGTAGCTTACGTCCGTCACGCTCTTCTGTGAACAGGTTAGTCATAAGACGCTTACAGTTTTCACCGAAGCGGTCTATCTCTGCTTCTAGATCGACACCATCTGGTACGTCTTTTGAAGAGACCACCTTGTATATGTTCTCTACTATA